GCAGCGGCCTTTTTCATCATGCTGTTTTCCTGCAAAAACTCAATGCCTTTCTGCGTAATGCGAAGGTCAATGACTTTGACGCTGACAGCGGAGCCGATCGACGCAGGGAAAACAAGCCCTACAATATAGCCTTCTTCTGTCAGGCTGCGCATGATGTTGAACCAGTACCCCACGGGGATATGAAGAACATCCGCTGAAATGCAGTCCATATCAGGCCGTTCGCCAGCTTTGAAGCAGGCGTAGAGATATGAAAGAATGCGATATGCAAGAACAAAGTAATCATCCTTGGCCATAGGTCAATTCTCCTCAAGGTCTAGCCCATCGTCGCCCGGAGTAAGCCCGTCCGGGGCAACTTCATCGAAGTATTCGATAAGTTCTTTCATGCTTGCATCCGGGTGCTTTTGTGCATACTCAAGCATCTCGTCCTCAACCTGATATCCTGCCGGTGCATTCAAAAGCCAAAGCAAATTATTTTCGTCCTCATAGGACATCTCGACATCAGAGGCAGGTTCATAGTGCTCACGAACATACTGCACCCATACAGATTCCTGCTTGCTCATTTTTTCCTCCTGTTCGTGATTGGAATGCGCCGTTCAACGCTCAGTCCACCAAAGCCATCTGCAGTAACGTGGTACTGATAATTGGCATCCCGAATAATGACCTTTTCACCAGCCAGAAGCCCCGGGTACTGCGTGTTCAACACACCGGTGAGCCTTGCATAGGTCTTGGGCTTGAGCTGAATTTTGCTCTCGCTCCTCTGCGGAGACGGTGCGTACTTGGTTTTCTCTATTTTACCGCTCCCGCCGCCGCTTGTAAAGCGTCCGTCGGAGGGGTCGTGGCGGGAGTTGAAATCGAATACCGAGGTGTCCGCAGTAGGAACCTCCATTCCGGTCAGATTTTCTGTCAGCCCCGCCAGCGGGTCGCGCATGGCGGTCACGTCCTGATAAGTCTTGCCCGCATTAGCGGCAATGGCTTCATCGGTGATACTGCCGAACATGCCGGTCTCATCGCTCAGGCGGCGCAGCTCCTGCTGTGCAGCGGGCACATCCAGCAAGCCGGACTGAAACGCACTAACGATGCTGTCAGCCTTGATTTTGGCAATGTCGGCGGTCTCTTTTGCGGTTGGTGTCCACAGCGGCGGGAAGCTGAGGTCTGCATCTTCCAGCTGGATGCCTGCGGAACGGGCCAGAACAGGCAGCAGCTTTTCCAGAACCGGGCGCAGTCTGCTTTCCCGCAGGGTATCCACATAGTCGTAGTAGTTCTTCAAATCGCTTTCGCCGGTGGCGTTCATGCCGGCAGGAGAGCGTCCGAACAGCTTCGTCATAGGGTAGTGGGATGCGCCGCACAGGTTCAGGCACATGCTCTCGTACACTTCCTGCAGGCCGGTGAAGGTGTACTGTGTATTGTTGATCTTGTTGCCCTGTTCCACCAGCTGTACACCAAAGTTGGAGCGCAGCACACTCTGGGCCTGCATGGTGTTCCAGAAGCGCCGCTGCACATCCGGGCTGGAAAGGGAAAGCAGCTGTTCCAGACCCTTGACCTCCATGGTGTTGATGTTGGCCTGAAAGGTTAGCGCTGCCATGTTGGCCGAAACATTATCGTGGGCCACAACATCCTTGTACAGGGCTTCCACCTCGGATTCGCCCCAGTAAAGCTCCGCCTGCCGTTCCAGTTCCGGCAGTTCTCTGCCAATGAACCGGACGACGCGGGAGTGATGCACCCGGGTGACGATATGCCCGGCGGCATCGTTGATGGAATAGAACGCAGGCACCACCTCGCCACCCTCAAAGGTCAGGCCCGGTTCCGGTGAGATACCCTGCCAGCGGTCAAGGATGTACAGGCCCCGGAAACTGCCGGGCTGGATGCTGTCGGGGTCCAGCGGTTGGGAAAGGTCGGTCTGCCCGGCGATCAGGATCAGCCCGGCGGCACCGCCATACAGGCGACCCCATTTCAGGCCGGTGGAAATACATCTGCGCAGACCGGCGCGCTGCTCAGCACGATGCAGAGCTTTCAGCTGATCGGGCGCAGCGTCCTTGAGTTCGTACCATTCCCGCAGCATATCGTCCACCATCAGGCCAACAACATTCTGCACGACCCAGTTTTCACGGTAGAGGCTGTTGAGCAGCGCATAGTTGCCGGTCATTCGGGTGAGCGGATAGCTGGTGGCTTCCAGCGGGCTCTGGCTGCCATAGCCCAGCCGGAACAGCGGGTTGGAGAAAGCATCCAGTGTCAGGGTATTCGGTTGTGTGCCCCCGGCGGGGCGGTTCTTGTTACGCCTGGACATGCTCAAACCTCCAATCAGGCAGGGAATTTACAAAATAGCGCAGGGCATCCATTGCGTGGTCGTTCTCCTTTACGGGTTTCTCCACGCCCAGCAGTGCAGCCTTATCGTCCCAGCGGTAAAGGCCAAACTCGTCCAACAGACCGGTGCAGGCTTTGTTTACCAGAAGGCGGCGCTTGGAGATCAGGGTGCTGCACCGGCGGATGCCGTTCAGTACATCGTTGTTGGCTTCCATGACATAGACGCCGCGCTGGCGTAGTGCGGTGATGAAAGATGCCGCCGACGGGTCCACATAGGCCGCACAGGGGTTATCTCCCATAAAGGCCATGAAGTCGTCGGCATATTCTTCATCGGTTTTCTGGCGGCGTTCCTTGCGGCCATCCCATCGGTATTCCCGGTCAACACGGACAGTTTCACCGTCGTCAAAGATCGAGAGAAAACAGGTTGGGTTCAAGGTTCCGTAGTCTACCGCAATTGTGCGTGTGGAAACGGCCCGCATTGCAACAGGCGGAACGGTGTAGACATTGGCCTTGAAGTCAAACATATCGTAGATCAGCCCTTCTGCGGCTTTGCGCTGGCCCAGAATGTCACGGGCGTACCAGATACTTTTGCGGTCATAGGTGGCAAGCACGGCCCGGAGCTGCTCGTCCGAGATGCTCATGTTGTCCGCAATGGTGAAGTGTCCATAGTTCAGGCCGTAGGCGGGATTTTCGCGCTGCTTTGCTTCGTGGAAGTCCAGCACGGTCTTGTAGTACCAGTGACCCTCAGCCTTGGGGTTCAGGTCGTGAAACACTTTTCTGTCCGGGCTGGACAGGGTACGGTCGAACACTTCCTGAATGAATGCTTCGCTGCACTCGTTCACCTCGGTGATGTATGCGGTACCGTAGGTGTTGCCCTTGATGAGCTTTTCATCACCGGCTTTGCCACCGCCGGATACCAGCACCACCTTTTCGCCGGTGGCCGTCTGAATGTACAGGCAGTCGCGGTTCTGGTAGGTGCCCTCACGGCATCGGCCCTCAAAATAGTTTTTCAGGCCAAAACCGTCACAGTCCAGAATGTTCAGCCGGGCCGTTGCAGTGGATACGCCCGCAATGAGGTGTATTCTGCTGGGATGCTTTTCCAGAATGGTGCAGTAAGCCATGGTGATAAGAACGTTCTTGCCGCCGCGCTTGCCGCCCTCGGCAACGTTGAACCAATGGTCGAAGCAGTTCCAGAAGAACCGCATCTGGTTTTCAGAAAATGGAGCCGGAATGTTCATTCTTCAAAGTCCTTGATATCGCGGTTTGGAACAGGCCGTTGCAGCAGATCCGCAAGGGTCTGTATGTCGTTATTTTGAGCAGCGGCATTTTCTTTTTCGGATGCGTCTTTGTACATACCCAGATGCTTGCCCAACAGGTCAAGTGCTCGGAGCTTATCTGCAAGTTTGACCTCGTGTTCCAAACCGTCCTCGCCAAAGCTCTTGACCTTGATGGACTGAATCGCGGCCAGATCGTCCCGCGAGGCATCCAGCTTGACGGATGCAGTCTCCGGGTCGATCAGGTCGCTGGCGTTTGCAAAAGCAATCTTCGCAAGCTCCCTCACGACGCGATCAGCAGATACACCGGTTCGGCGGCTCTGCTCGGCCTGCAGCTGGGCAAGACGATTTTGAACCATAACATTTGATAACAGGCGAGCACTCTGCTCTTGGGCTGTTTTGGGGCTGTATCCGGCGCGGATGGCCGCCTGTGTCGCGTTCAGGTCGATCATATACTCTTCACAGAACCGCGCCTGCTTGTCGGTCATCCTCACCACCTCTCTTGCCGTAAAATCAAAAAGCCGCCCGGAAGATCCGAACGGCGGGATATTCAAAAAAATAAGCAGCACCCATGCATTCAGTTTGACGGACAGGCGTAAAACGGGCGGGTGCCGCTGCATCTGGAACTTTCGCGGCCAGATGCCCCGCTATGCTTTGCACAGCCGTCCCCCGACTGTACATTGCATGGCGCTCTGGGCAGGCCTTGAACCTGCAACCTACGGTTTTGGAGACCATCGCTCTGCCAATTGAGCTACCAGAGTAAAAAGCCGCCCTTGGAATCGAACCAGCCGTGTCTACTCACACGCGCCGCGCACCAAATTGCGCTCAGGCGGCATAATAGAAGCAGCCCGCACACCATGCGGTCAATCGTCAAGGAGGACATGGTGCGGAGGCTGCGTGTATCGGTGGGCCTTTCCGGCTCTGCCGATGGTA